ATCACTTTTCCGCTAGTGCCTCCACTTGTCGCGGTCACACCAAAATCTGAAAAGCAGGCTGTTAGATCTTCACTCAGCGCCATTTACTTCTTCTAAAATTGGCTTAACTTTTTTAGCCTTTGGTTTTGGTGCTTCTGCTACTGGGGGAGGTGTTGGAGGACATGCGGGGGCTTCATTAGCTTCTATAGCCCTTCCTCCAGTAATTAACTTTTGCGCCTCTGTTTCTTCTACTTCATGAACTTCACCTGCTGCGAAGTGTTCACCCTTAATCAAAATAGATTTGTTTAATAAAATTTTCATAAGAAAAAAAGGGGCCGTTGCCGACCCCACGATCAACTAATTAAAGAGTTGTAGTTATATCTTTGATGACCCCGAAACTTACAGGGTTTCTAACTACTACATCCATTGATAGGACACCTCTAATAGAGCTAAGAAGCTTCGAGAAGTCGTCACTATCTTCTCCAATTTGGATTTCTAGACCACCCCAAAGGCATAGTAAGCATTGAGAGAAATCCCCGAAAATCACAGCACTGCAATTGTTACTAGAAGACCCTTTAGTTAAGGTGCTTGGAACCTGCATAGAATCCAATATTGGATAACCATTGAAATTAGCAGGAGTTGGGCCACGGCCTCCAACTGCATAATTAAGGTTGTACAAATACTGGTTAGTCGTATCTTTTAATTTTTTCAAATCATTGACGACTTTTCCATTGGTTACATACTTTGTTGATGCAGGATTAACAACACCGTTATCAATAACGACATTACCTTCCAAATTAATCAACATATCCGCTGTAACTGCACCGCCATTAGTTCCTACGGCAATACTATTTACATTGCTGGTATTTAAAATTCCAGTCGGCTCGCCGCTCGAACCTGACCCATTCAATACAGCAGCGTCTACCGCTAACTGTAGATTCTGAGTCATGTCGGATCTTATCAAGTCCTCAATTTGTGGAAGACCTTGTAAAACCTGTTGTCTAGAATATTTTTCTAAACTGGCGACGTTTTTTGGACTCGCTGTCAATTGCGCAAAAGTACTGTTCCCTGCTGTTATTGCCGTAGTTTGAGAACTGAGCCAATAAGTAGAACCTGTAGTTGCTCTTTGAGGTATTACTAAATCACCCTGACAATCGGTCAAGGTCTTTACCCCTGCCTGCATTGCAACCGACTTATTGTATAAGTACTCCACAAAATCTTGTGGTCTATACTCATCTGCTACTAAATTACCTCCAACGTTAGCTGTACCAGTTTGATAAACAGCTCTTTTCTCAGCGACTAAAGCTGAAAGAGGAATCATGAAGCTATTAGAAGAGGTTCTTTTGCCCCCTTTTAACTGAACTTCTTCAGAAATTTCTCTTACTAAGCCTGCGCCTCTTGATGACCAATCGTTTGTTTGAACGGCTCTAATACCATCAACTAAACGCATCTCTCTCAATTCCTTTTCGGGAACATCAGGAGCTGATGGAACTGATTCAATCTGTTGTGCTTTTTCTCTAATGATTTTCAGAGCTAGTTCTCTAGCTTCATGAATAGTTTTTCCGTCACTAATTAAAGTGTCTTTTGTCTCTTCTCCTAATTGATGCTCATTGCAAATAAGAGAAATTGATCTTATGCGGTTGCGCTCATCAGAAGCCGCCTTTTTAGAGGCTTCATCACGCACCACGGTTAAATCGGGTGTGTCAGTCATTTCAGGTTTGTTTTCTGAAGGTTTACTTTGTGGCGCGTCAGAAGACGCAACGGCGTAATTACGCTGTGTTTCCATATTACTAGATTCTTGCTGTGTAGACATAGTAGCGTCAGTTTTTTCAACTTCTTTTGCTCTTCCTATTCCGGCTTGTCGGAAATCTGCAGGAATCGAAACAACCGATACCTCGGCTGGGGTCCAGTCAACTGCCCTAAAATAACCTTCACGATTTTCCTCTTCTTTTGTCTTTTCAATTGAATAACCTACAGAAACATTCCTAAGTATTCCGTCGTTAACCATTTCAAGTGTTTCTTTACCTAATGCGTTATTTGCAAACTTAACCTCAACCATTCCACGTTTTTTTTCTGAGTCAAGCCAACCTCTCTGAACCACACCAATAATTTTGTCGGGTTGATGATTCAGTAATAATGGAGCTTGTGAATTTAACCTTTCAAAGTTAATAGAGTCTTTCCCGTGGTCTAAAATTTCATTACCTAAAATTCCACGGTTTACAGGCTCTTCAGAACTAAACGGAAAGGTTAAAGTTCTTTTATCCTCTTTGACTTCAAACTCTACTGATTCTGATCTATGTTGAATTTGATTTTCTAAATCACGTTTCTTTTCCATTGGTAGCAATATCATTGTTTTCTATATTAGTACCTGTTTGCTGTTTAGACGTATCAGTTACGGTTGTGTCGAAAAATAATCCTAATTGAATTTGTTGGTCAATCTCATTTTTTCTAGCGGGCATAAATTCTTCAATATCACCCGAACCCATTTCACTAATTACCTGCGCTTGTGTCTTAAAGCCTGCTTTTACCGCTTCTTTAGCTGCTGATACTTCTTTTAATGGGTCTACATAATGCCATTGTCTAAACAGCCAACGTACTTTTCTATATTTCTCAGGATCAATTTCATAATTTGGTAAATCTAAATTTCCACTTAACACAGCAAGCTCTAACCATAAATCAAACAAAGGTTGTAAAAATCTTTCTTCTAAATACTTTTGAATGCATCTGTAATGATCTCTATCCTCTAGCAAACTTAGCCTTGAACTTGAGTAATTTGTCTCTGAAAAATCTTTACTTACAGACTCGAAACTTATTCCACATCCAGCGGCCAACTGTCTCAAAATCATTTTATTAAACGGCTCAAATTCCCCGGTTGGTGCGTCTAAGTCTGGAACCTGTATAGATTCGTTTGGGTTAAGGTAAACAAATTTCCCCGGCTCAAAACTTGATACTCGTTCGTTTTCCATAACTTCCCCATCACCCATCAACCCGTCGGGGTCAGTTGTTTGAATAAATGCCATCAAGGCACTGCTAGCACGAGCTTTAATTAAAGTCGCCTCAGTCATGCCCGAGAGTTGATGCATTGACTCCAAAACAGGCGCAAGCATTGAAACGCCCCTACTTTGAGAAGGCCTATCAGTAACAAATAAATGCATAATTTCATTAGCTGGAATAAACATGTGTCTTGTTTGTCCAACTGAAATAGGGAAGGGTGTATCGCCGGGATGTCTCTTAAAAAATGCAAATCTTACAGCCCTATTAAACTGATCTCTTTCAATTCCCATTCTCCAAGTATTATTTTTACTTTTTGTCGGCCCTTTGTATTCACTGTCTAATTGTTCTGGCTCCAACAATTCCAGCGATAGAGGGATTGAAGACCGCCCAAAAGGTTTTTTTACTAATCGAACAAAAATTTCCCCCGCCTCAAATAATTGTTTTGCAATAATATTTTCTATATCTGAAAAGCAATCACGACCATTAGCTGAAACAGAATCATACCTGCACCATTTTTTCCATTTCATTTCAATAGCATCATTTATTTTTTTATCTAATTTTCCACCTCTTGATTTTCTTGTTTGTGCTTGTACTCTTGTTCCTTGTCCAACAACATTAAGAGCAAAACTTCTTTGGCCTTGCCGTACGTTTGGATTATTTCGGCAAAGATCTCTTGCCCTTGATAATAATTTATTTCCACCTCCTAAAATGTTGCTATCAGCACTATCTGAAGGTGTAAGCCAACTGTAATTGTAACGAGTGGAATTAGCCCCAGAATAACTACGTTTCTTTTGCACTTTAGGTATTGTTTTCACTTCTGCTTCTGGGGTTGAATTAAGAACATCAGACAAGGGGAGATTTAAAAAAGCCATGATTAAAAACGGACAAAGAAACGAGATGGATTACCTAAACCTTGAGATACTTTTTCCGCTACTTCTTCCCGCATAACAACCCCACTTAAATGATCTCTTTGTTGATATAAATCAGGAAGATCTATCCTTGTAAATGTCCTTCCCCCTATCTGATAAGACTTAGCTTTATCCTCAATAATTGATCTAATAGCCGCTATTACATTATCTAAATCTATTCTGTTTTGACTTCGATTATCTAGAGCCGTTGGAGTGCCTGAATATGTCAAGCTTTCTTTTACTTTGAATCTTCCTGTCGCTAATTGAAAAGATTCTGAAGCCTTAGTGACTACGGCTGCCCATATCCAATCGCCTTTATCAAAATTGGTACTTACAGACGAGGCAAGAGTAAAACGCCAACCATCATTGTAAGCACTGCCTACAACTGTCGCACCTTCTGAGGCTGTATTTGTTCTCAAATAATAAGTAAGAGTCCAATCACTAGAGGTGGCATTCTGATCAAAACCAACTGTAGTTGAGCTATCTTCCCAGGTAACAGTAGTTCCAGCGGTTACGATTGACGGGAAGCCAGAAATCCAAGTCATAACAAATCACCATGAACTAACATAATTTCTCTTCGTAGACGTATTAAGTTTAGCCTCTTTTAACGTTGTTTTTTTAAAATTAGCGTGATTTAAAAGCTTTTTAGCGTAAATATCGAAGAATTTGCCCTTTGGAGCCGTTTTTAACAATAAAGAGTAGGCAGAATAGCTATATACGCAGCAATCCAACTTTTCAACCGCTTGATTTGGTTTCTTTTCGTATGTACTAACTGGGTAGCCTTTCTTATTTGTCTTTTGTGTTCGATACTCCCCGGTCAATTCTTTAAAATATTCTTCTGTTGTTTGAGCATGAAAAAAGATTTTTCCCGACCCTTTAATTTTGCTGTAAATTCTGTCTTTTATATCTTCCGTGTTCAATAGGTAAACAACACCGCTTTTTTTTCTTACCCTCCCGCTGTAATTAATATCAACCCTTGAGCCTTTACCAATAATCGGGCCACCTGATCTCGAACTACCTTTAATTGCTATTACTCCTTTATTTCTGCGCCTCATGCAATAGTCATAAACTGAACTAGTCGCCAAACCGCCAGAGTCCACAGCACACCCGCTAATTTTCATCTTTGCGCCGCTTGGATGTTCATATTCAGCATTTAACAAGACATCTAAACCAGTCCAAACCTCCCCCTGATTAGGGTCGCCATAAATAATATTGTGATCTATTAAATACATATTTTCGGCAATACCCGACGGGTCAGGGGCATAACCCCACGTGCTGACTTCGAGCCTCGACGTAGCCGAACCCATTCCACCCTGCACATCTACCCCCATGCACAGACAAACAATAGAAGATTCAGGAATAGTGCCCGGTAAATAATCACTTCTCGTATCCATCAACGCCTCAGCGTTTAACTTTGATTGATATTCGTAAGAAAAAGTTTCAGCTAATCGGGTATTGGTAAAAGTCCTTAACAAAGAAGGATCATCTTTGGCTTTTAGGAACTCATCACATATTTCTTCCCATTTTAGCCAGCCCAGGGGTGAAGCTAATCCGTTCAGCCAAAAGCCAGCCGTTACACCTGCATTTTCTGGTTTTGTTGCTCTCCATTCCCCTTTTCTTAGCATCGTTGTTTTAGCAGTCTCATCAAAACGCTCTTTGCAAGAAATACATTCATATTCAACTTTGTCTAATTTTTTTGAATCAAATTTAAGCTGCTTAAACATCAAGACCTGATAAAAACCACAAATAGGACAACCGCAAAAAAACTTACGTTGGTCACTTTTTAAATATTCATCCTCAATACGTGAGGCATCCTTAATTGTTGGAGTTGATGTAAGTAATATTTTTCTTCTAGTAAAGGTAGAAGCCCTTTTTTCAGCTAAGGCGCATGGTTCACCCTCACCCTGAACATCCCCTACATAAGCGTCTATTTCATCAAGACCGATATAACGAGCTGGCATAGAACGTAAAGAACTTGCGCTATTACTTCCTCCAATCGCAAGGAACCCGCCGGGGAAGATTTTTGCGTACTGACTATTACCACTATCACGACTTCTAGCGGGTGGGATCTTTTCAGCTAGACAAGGTGTCTCTTGCAACATTGGCTCTAACCTTTGCTTACTTAACCTTTGAGCCATCGCTAAACTTGGTTGAATTAACAACATCGGAGCCGGTGCGTAATCGATGCAGTACCCGACCCAATTGTTCATAGTTTCCGTTTTACCTAATTGCGCGGCGAACATTAAAACAAC